ACGCAAGTGACTATACTAACTTCTCAAATACAGTAGATGGGCTTCACTATCCTTTGGCTTCATACGGAGAAGGTGTTAGCTCAAGACCACAAGTAACAGAAGGAGATTTTGCACCTGCATTTTACCTAAAGAATATTTGGGATAAGATATTTAGGGCACAAGGATATACTGTTGATAGCGAGTTTTGTAATAGTGATTATTTTAAATCCCTTATAGTTCCTTTTGATTTTGAAGCTAAAGCAGAACAAGCAAACTTCAAGTATGGCAAGATAGAGAAAACAGACGGATATTCTCAATTAGCATCTTTATTTGCTTCGGCAACCACACCATCATTAGAAGTTGATTCCATAGGAAATATGGAAACAATTAGACGAACAGGTAAAATAGGCACAGGAGATTATACAGGTCAACTAGCCAAGTTTGCTTTTAGGGGTGATTCTGTTATTGACGATGCAGAAACCAACACTCCTGCTATATCAGACGGTAATGTGCAACAAGGTCAAAGTGGAGAGTATTCTATACTTGTTAAAAATTTAGGAGGAACGCATACTTTAAATTGGAATGTAACAGCTAGATTCTTTGCTGATAGCGGTGATGATGGTGGTGTGTTTACTGCTAGAGGTGAGGTATGGGAAATCGCAGATGATGATGATGATACTGATATTTACGCAGCCGAAGCAGCAGGTGGAGAATTAAACGGATACAAAAAACTATGGCAACAAGAATTTGCTAGGAACTTTTCAGACAACTACGATGTCGATATTACTTGGGATGATACATTAGATATTGTTAGTAGCGGAGCTTCTAGGTATATATTTTGTATTCAAGTAGAGAGAAAAGGTGTTCTTACATCAGGAAGAACGGTGGACTTTGGATATAAAAGCGGAACTTTTGAAATAGCAGGTTCATCAGAAATATCTATTGGAGATAGCTTGAATGACATTCATTTCTTTATTCCTGATGGAAAGCAGTCTGATTTTGTTTCAGGTGTTGCCCAAATGTTTAACTTACAATTTCAAACCGATGCTATAAATAAAATAGTAAAGGTTGAGCCATACGATTACTTTTACCAAAGCACATCTCAAGCAAAGAATTGGACAAACAAGATAGACTACTCTAAAGATATAAAAGACGAGTTTATATATGATATAAAGTCAGAGCTTATATTCAAATACAAGGATGCTTCAGACGATGCTATGCTAGACAGGTATAATAAAAAAACACCTACGGATTGGGGTGCTTATAGAGAGGTTGATGATGGTAATATATTTACAGATGGAACTTATGTCGTAGAAAATAAATACTTTTCACCTACATTTAATTATTCTGAACCTGACTATGTAGATAGAGAATCGGGTAGTACTGCTCACGATATAAAAAGAAGTCCTGTTATACCTATGTACTTTTCAGAGTTCTCAAACCTAGAGTTCCCTAGATTTGTAGATAGAGGTGAGAAAAACTTTGGAATTGGTGCTAGGGTTCTGATTACCATACCTGTTGATAGTGGCAACATACAATATATGACAACAGGCTTGACTAACAATATGACATCAGGATATTCCTATCGTACAGATGGAGAAATAGAAACATCAAACTCTTTTAATGATAAGTTTTGTAGAGCTTGTTTTATACATCACGCATTCTGCACTATACCTTATTCATCTGCGCCATCAGATGCTGATTGGTCATCTTTGACAAGTGGAGAGCTAGACACCATATACAATAGTAGGGCGAAGCTAAGTATAGGAACTTATAATGGAACGGAAGTGTTTTTAGACCCTAACCTATCTTTTAATGATGTTTACCTTACAACTGCTGATATACTAGATGGACACGACACTAAGATTGATTTTAGAGGGTTGTATCATAGCTTTTACAATAAGATGGTTAATCAGCTAAAGCAGAAGCCTAGAATTAGAAATATTCATCTAAACTTAACACAAGCCGACATAGCGTCTTTAGATTTTACAAAACTTATATTTTTAGATGGTGTGTATTATAGGCTAAATAAGATTATAGATTTCAAACCTCATCTTAAACAATCAACTAAAGTTGAGTTGGTCGAATATTTTGAATTGGGTAAAGATAGCTTATTGCAAGGAGATAAATTTAGTTGGGAAAAAATAAACGATAAATTCTAATGATAGCAAAAACATTCAACATAAGGAAAGATAAAGAGCTAACCAATAGAGTTTACTGCACTATTGATGGTGTACTAACACCTGTTGTATATAAGGCTTTAGAAACGGACTATATAACGTACACAGACCTTTATGTTACCAATGAAAAAAGAATAGCGCAACAATCATCATTAACAAAGGCTTCATCTTTGTCTAAATCATTTAAAGAGGTGGTTGGCTCATCAGAGGTAAAGGTTAACCCTATTTGTGTTTTTGATTATCATAGTAAGATAAAAGAAAGCAGTAATAAGGTTAGCTATTGGTGGAGTTCTTATGGTTCTACATATTTTTCTCAACTAACAGCAGAGTTTCAACCCGTAATAGGTCGTTTTGGTGCAGGTGTCAATGGTGCTTCTCCAATTTACTTTTTCGATAAAAGTTTCCTAACACTATCCGATAACATTACTTTATCGGGAGATTTTACAGTATTTTTATATGTAGAGCCAATACCCGAAGTTGCAAATGTTCACACTAATCATAGGTTTTTGGGAAAGAGTGATGATGCTGATATGTACTTTTCAATAGGTGAATATTCAAACAGGTCTTACAGCCTTAGCTTTTCATCATCAAGTAGTGTAGATGTAAGTGTAACGGGTTTGTATTGGAAGCCAACAGCAAAAAGACTATTGATAACACTACAAAGAAGCGGTACTGCTCTTTATATAAGGGAGAATGGGGTTCAGGTAGCTTCTGAAACTACACCTATAACAGACTTTACATTTAATCAGTTTGGAAGAATAGGTGGTGTAACATCTCCAACATACAATGGTTCTTTGATTCACTTCTCGGCTTATAATGGCTTTTTAGATAGCAGCCTTGAAACTGTTGAGAATGCTATAATAAAATCAGCACAAAAAGCTAAGGGATAATGAAAGATATACTAAAGACATTCGACAGAGCAATCAATAAGGTTGGCAAGAGGTTTGTAGAAAGAATACAACAAGAGCTTGTTGACCAAAACCATATTGCATCAGGACATATGCACGACACTATGCACTACTCATTAGATGAGGGCAATAACTATGTCGAACTAATAATTCAATCCAAAGCAGACTATGTAAGAGAAGTCAACGAAGGTCAAAGACCTTTTGATTGGGATGTATCTGAGATAATGAATTGGATGGATGATAAGGACAAGAATGGCACAATGCAAGGGAAGGAGTTTCCAAGTGGAGCAAAAGAAAGATTAGAGATAGCTTATCTGATTGCAGATGCAATATCAAGAGAAGGCACTCCAACAAGAGAGAGTAATAGTTATTCAAATAATAAACATAGAAAACATTTTATTGAAAGAGTAGTAAAGGCTTACGAAAAAGATTTTACAAACGATATACATAAATCAATATCAACAGATATACATAACATATTTAAACAATTACCAAAACAAGTATAATGGCGAAGAAGCAACAAACAGTACATCAGATTAAAATACTAGGTCTTAAAGACATTAAGGCTTTAAATGTTGAGATAAGTAAGTTAGCAGGTAACTATGAGGAATTAAAAGAAGGCTCAGGCGGTGCAGGGGATGGGTTAGAGAAAGTAACCAAAAAAGCTAAAAAGTCATCTAATATTTTTGATAAATTTGGAAAAGATGCTTTGAAAGCAACAACAGCTTTAATAGCCTTTAATAAAATATCAAAGATATTAACAGAGCAGATGAACAAAGCTGTTGATGTATTTAAGGGTTATGAATTTGAGATGCAAAAAGTTAGAGCTATATCAGGTGCTAATGAAAAAGAGTTTAGAAAACTTGATAAAACAGCACAAGCACTTGGTCGTTCTACATTCTTTACAGCACAACAAGTAGCATCATTACAGCTAAACTTCTCTAAACTTGGGTTTACATCAGCAGAAGTGTTAAAAGTTCAAGAAGCAGCTTTAGTTGGCGCAACAGCAACAGGTGAGGACTTGGCAAGAACAGCAACAGTAATTGGCTCTACCGTTAGAGGTTTTGGTTTAGATGCTAGTGAGGGAGCAAGAGTAGCCGATGTTATGGCTGCTTCATTTACAAGTTCAGCATTAACTCTTGAGAAGTTCCAAACATCAATGACAAAGGTTTCTCCTGTTGCGAAACTGCTAGGTATGGACTTAGAGGAAACTACTGCTGTTATGGGTGTGCTTACAGATGCAGGTATTGAAGCATCTATTGCAGGTACATCACTTCGTAATATATTCCTTAAACTTGGTGACCCTTCATCTGACCTAGCTAAGTCTATTGGCTTTACTGTAAACTCAGGAGAGGATATGGTTAAGGAATTTAGAAGAATGAGAGATGAGGGTGTTAATGTAGAGAAGATGCTTAAAGTTGTTGATGTAAGGCAGGTAGCTGCAATATCTACTATGATTGAGCATATTGACAAGATAGAAAGTCAGACAGAAGCATTTAGAAATTCAACAGGTGCAGCACAAGATATGGCTAACATTATTCAAGCATCTCTACAAGGTGCTACGCTAAGGTTTAATTCAGCTCTTGATGGATTAAGAATTGTTTTAGTAGAAAAAATAGCTCCTGCAATAACATCAACAATGAATGCACTAGCTAAATTTTTTAACATAATCGCTAAAGGAGCAGAAACTCCAATGTCTGAAATGCTTGAGCAAGACAGGATAAAATTAAGGCAGTATGAAATTCAACTAAAAAGCTCTAACACATCTCAAGAAGATAGAGTTAAAATAATAAAAGAGCTTAAAAGATTATACCCTGATTATTTAAAAGATATAGATGCTGAAAAAGCTACAAACGAGCAGTTAACAACAGCTTTAAAAAATGTAAACGACCAACTTGCTAATAAAATACTATTACAAAGAGAAAACGAAAAGATAGCAGAACAGGCAGAAAAACAAGCCGACAGGCAACAAAAACTTTTTGATAGAGAAGATGTATTAGAAGAGTTAATGGGCAAACTTGTTGATGCAGAAGGGTTTGTAATTAAAGAAAATGTCAGCCTTATAGAACAAGGAGAAAATATAATTGCACAATTACAAGAAAGTTATAGAAAACAAAATATTGGTGGTCGACCACAAGAGCTTAGAGATGTTGAAGATGCTGTAAAGTTTTTAGCAAAAGCTGAGGAAAAATATAATAGAGAAGTTGAAAAAGGGGTAAGCCTTACAGAGGCGAGAAAAAAACTAATGGATAGGTTAGGTATTAAGCCTGAAGATGTAACTACTACCACAACATCGGTAACACCAAAAGAATCAACTTTAACGGGCGATGATGATGGTCTTGGGTTAATTGACCCAACAACAGAAATTACAAATGTAGAAAGCACTCTGCAAATTATAAATGATTTGAAGTTTAAGTTTCAGCAAGATTATATTGATGGCACAATAAAAAATGAACAAGACTTTAACGACAAGATGCTAGAAATGCAAATCAAAACGCTTACTGAAGCATTAGCTTTTGATAAATTAACAGTTGACGAAAGAATTAGGTTAACAGATATGCTTCATAAAGCAAAGATGCAGCAATCAAAAGATGAGCAAAAAGTAGAGATTGACCGTATCAAGCAAATGAAAGATACGGGTAAGCTATTAATGCAAATTGGTGAGCAAGAAGGTAAAAATAGTAAGATAAGAGCAATAGGAATTAAAATTACACAAGCTGCTGCTATTGCTGAAGGCATAAAAGGATTGACTGATGCAAGTTCAGGTATTGCTGCACAATCAAAACTTTTATTTCCTCAAAACATTATAGCTATGGCTGCTACTGCTGCACAGGTAGCTTCTGTAATAGCTAATATAAAAGGATTAATAGGCGGAGGTGGCGGAGGTCAAGCATCATCTGATGGTGAAGCAGAGTTCTTTGCTGACGGTGGTCTTACAAAAGGCGGTATGTTTCAAGGTAACTCACACGCTAATGGCGGTGTTAAGTTTAGAGTTGGTGGTAGAATACACGAAGCAGAAGGTGGTGAAGCAATTATCAACAAGAAATCAACAAGTATGTTTAGACCTATGCTATCAGCTATAAACAGCTACAATGGCAATGGTGTTAAGTTTGCTGATGGTGGTTTGCTCAATAGTGGAGAGAAGTTTGCTATGGGTGGAGAGTTGAGGTCAGCACAGCAATTAGTAAGCGGAGGAATAGGGAGTTCTAAAGTTGTAATCGTAGAAAGTGATATGACAGATGTGCAGAATAGAATATCTGCTATTGAAAGTCAAGCTACTTTTTAGTATATTTGCGTATGATAAGACAGAATGATGCTGATATTGTTAATGAGTTTATAGAACTTATATACAATGAAGTGAAGGCACGATACTCTGAGGAAGCAGGAATAAAGAATGTCCTGAGCCATCTATCAGAGAAAGGTCTTATCGAGCCAAGAAAGCTAAGGGATTATATGATAATAAAAGATTTTGATTTGATATTGGAATCTAATGGCAATAACTACACATTCACTTATATGGACATATCCATTAAGTACGATGTGTCAGAGAGAACCATACAAAATATAATCTACAAACACAAGCGCAAGTTCAATAAAGATTACAACATTAGGTGATTACCCCATTTCTGCGAAAGATATGATACATTAATTATTAAATTTGCAAAATGAACAAATGGTATTCAATAGAAAACAAAGCAGATAACGCTGTAGAAATATCCATCTATGATGAGATAGGTGACTACGGAACATCTGCTAAGAACTTTATAGAAGAAGTAAAGGCTGTTGGAACAAAAGACATCACGCTAAGAATCAACTCAGTTGGTGGTAGTGTATTTGATGGTCTTGCTATTTACAACACTTTACGTTCTCACAATGGGTATGTAAAAATAAAGATTGAAGGTTTGGCTGCTTCTATATCTACTGTCATAGCAATGGCAGGGGATAACATAGAGATGTCCGAAAATGGATTCTTTATGATACACAACCCATTTGGACAATCGGCAGGAGAAGCAGGAGATATGCGTAAAACTGCTGACTTACTTGATAAGATTAAGAATGAAATTATCGAGATATATTCTAAGAAATCCAACCTAACGGTGCAGGAGCTTTCGGATATGATGGATAAGGAAACTTGGTTGTCAAGTGAAGAAGCAATCGAATATGGGTTTGTAGATACAATTACTGCTCCTATGAAAGTTGCTGCATCTTTTGACCTTTCTAAATTTACTAACGTGAACGAGAAAGAGGTCAATGATAAATTGAAATTAAATAATAATAATAAATCATTTAAAATGACTGAAGAATTAAAAACTTGGTTCAATGGTGTTAAAGAGGAAATCTTAAACGCTGTTAAAGGAGAGAATGTTTCTACTCCTGCTGAAGAAGTTTCTCTTTCTATTTCTGACAATGATGTTATCGTTAACAAGCTAGAAGAACTAGAAGAAAACGCTAACTCACTTCGTGAAGAAAAAGAAGAATTAGCAGGTCTTGTTGGTGAAAAAGAAAGCACTATTGCTGACTTAACTAACAAAGTATCTGAGATGGAAACTAAATTAGCTAAATTAGAAGCTACTGAAACTAACGTAGAAGTAGAAAGCGACCCATCTATCAACGAAAACGATGTTGTGGTTAACGCTTGGGATGCTTTTGCTAAATCAATTTTAAAATAATTAATAAATAATATAATATGGCTTTACAATTAACAAGTTTACCTACTGTTGAGCAGTATGATGTAAACAGAGCAATCATCCAACCTATCTTTATGGGTCAGGATTATATGCAATATATGGAAGTACTACCTAACATTAAAGGTACTACTGTGATTGACAAATTCAATCAACTAGGAAAGATTACAAAGGCTTTCACAAACGGTGCTTTTTCTGCTGAAGCTGATGCAGACCAAGGTGCTACAATCACAATTACTCCTTCTCGTGTAGAAGCTGAAATTGAGTTTAGAGCAAACGAACTTTTCAATAAGATGAAAGGTCAGTTAATGCGTGACGGACACGAGTTCGACAATGTTGATGGTTCTGTTGTTAAGAATATCCTTCTTGACTTAATCGGACAAGGTGTAAAAGCTGACTTCAATCGTCAACTATGGTTGTCGGATGTTGCTGAAGCTGATGCTCACTATGGTATCTATGATGGTATCTTCCAAGCTGCTCGTGAAGCAGGTGCAACAGCATTAACAAGAGAGTATGCAGGTCTTACTACACAAGCTGATGATGCTATCTTAGTAGCAGGTAATGGTCTTAAAATTATGCAAGGTCTTTACGATTCAGCTTCTCCTGAGTTGTTAGAAGCAGGAAACCATGTTTTCTTTGTATCAGGTGATATTGCTGATGACTATATGGCATCAACTTTAGAATCTTCTAACTTTGCAGCAGCAGGTTATGGTGCGTTGGTAAATGGTGTTCCTCAGTTAACTTACAGAGGTATTCCTATCATCGTTCGTAGAGATTGGGATGTAGCAATCGCTTCTGATGCTTCAGAAATCGGTGGTTGTACTTCTGCTAATGAAACTCACAGAGCTTTATTAACTACACAAAATGCTTTTGTTGTAGGTACTGACTTCGATGAGAACTCAGTAGAGCAATGGTACTCTATGGATAACAAAGCGTATCGTTTCAGAGTTGCTTATATGGTAGGTTGTGCATTGAAAGATGCTAAACTAGCTGTATATTATACTCCTAATGCAATCGCAGTATAATTCAATTTAATTAATGGGGGATGAAATACTCCCCCTTAATTTTTAACTTTTAATATAATAATAAAATGGCAATAGAAAATTTAAGTATAGCACACAGCGACTTAGAAAGAAGAGGCGGACTACAATATGTAGGTATCGGTCTTGTTTCAGGTGCTTCTGCTGTAACATTTGATAACACAGATGCTCATACTGTTTCTTATACTGCTGCTTCTGCTTTAGAATTGTTTGACCTTAAACAAGGTACGGGTTCTTTATCTACGAGTGGTTCAAAAGAAGGTGGAACAATTACATTTGAGCATAGCGTTTCTTTCTATGTACCTAACTGTTCTTCTGCTCACCTAAGAGCTTTAGAATCAATGAGAAACGAACACATTGTTGTTGTTGCTCAAGGGTATGACGGAAACAAATACTGCATTGGTCTTTCTGAAGCGTATGGTTTAGAAGATTCTACTCTAGGTAATATTCAGATGTTTGCTACTCTTTCATCTATCGAAGGTGGAACGGGTGCTGCTCTAGGTGATGAGAATGGTGTAACAGTTACTATCACTTGTATGTCAGGTGAACTTCCAAGAGTATCTGCTAACACTCTTACTCTTGACACAGCAGCAGGAACAATGACTTTATCGTAAATTAACTAAAAAGGAATGGTTAGGGCGATTTGCCCTTTCCTTCTTTTTTTATTATACTTGCAATATGTATAAATCTAAATTAAACAAAGGAACGACATTCTTTGATGGTTTCAAAGTAAGTTGGTCTAAAGCAACCCAATCAGAACTTAAAAAGGTTTATGACTTGGGATTTACTAATTTTGTAAGCAAAGAAGATGCAAAACCAAAGAAAACCAAAGCAAAAGCAAAAGAAGAATCAAGTAAAGACAACTCCGACAAAGAGTAGTTTTAATACTAAGTATGCTTTTGTTAACCTATCTACTCCTACGGTAGATACTGAGGTTAAAGATTTAGACAGATTAAGAGAGGACTTTATCCCTTTTGGTAAGGATAACTTGTTTCCTCAATACTTATCTGAACTAAAAAGACAATCTTCTACGCACAGGTCTGTATTAGCACAGAAAACTACATTCACTACGGGTGGTGGTTTTATTACTGACAATGAAGCTCTAGGTAACTTCATAGAGGATGTAAACGCTAACGGAGAAAGCCTAAAGGACTGCTTTAAGAAACTTGCTGATGATTACTATACATACGGTAACGCTTTCTTAGAGGGCGTTGTATATGATGGTGGTGTTAACTTCTATCACAAAGATGCTTCAACAGCTAGGGTTTCTAAAAACAAGAAGTATGTCTATTTCAATCCTGATTGGGCAAACTATCGAAAGAACAAAGAGAAAACTCAAAGAATACCAATCTACCCACAGATTTCTAACAGCAGTTTTATTATACACTACAAGGACTACGAAAGTACATTTAACTTTTACGGATTGCCTGACTATGTAGCTGCATTAGAACACATAGCAATAGACTATGAGATTGGTAAATTCAATCATACATCATTTAAGAATGGATTTAGTCCTTCCGCTATTGTTACCGTTAATGGCGATTTTGGCGAATCAGAAGCCGAAAAGTTTGTTGAAACTGCTAAAGAAACGCTAACGGGTAGTGGTAACAACTCAAAGATATTATTCCTTGTAAAGAACGGAGAGGATAGTCGAGGAACTGATGTTCAGATTATATCCAACAAGGAAGATGGTGACTTCTTAGATTTACAGAAGTTAACCGACCAAAACATAATTACTGCTCACAGATGGCAACCTGCCTTGAGTGGTATCGTATCATCGGGTAAGATGAACAATACGGGTAGTGAGATTAGAATAGCTTATGACTTAGCTATGTCAACTGTTATTAGAGATACTACTAACATCTTACTAGACCCAATAAAAAGGGTTATCAATGCAGAGATGGGGATAGATACAAGTGACCTTACGGTAGCTTACGAACCACCTATCTCATTCCTAGCGGACATTGACCCTAAGCAAGTATTGACTATCAACGAACAGAGAGCAATGCTTAACAAAGACCTGCCTACAATAGATGGTGGCGATTTGCTTATTATAGACAGAAAAGGTGCTAACGAAATAAACACAGAGATAGATGAGTAATGTAAGACAATTTGATAAGTTCGTAACACCTTCAGAGGTAATATCTAATGCGTTTACCAATCAAGCAACAGATACAGCTTTGATTAGCGATACTATCCTTGAAATTGCTGAACTTGCACACATCAAGCCTGAGCTTGGATTGGACTTCTATGAGGAGTTAAAGACACAGCACGACAGTACAGGAACGCTTACATCGCCTAACTCAATACTTTTGCAATACTATCTTAAACCTGCTCTATGTTGGTTTGTTAGATTCGAGGTAATGAATGAGATACAATACAATACGACATCGGCAGGGTTAGTAGTTAACTCATCCGATTTTAGTACACCTGCAAACGTAGAGCAATTCAATCAAATGAAAAGCGACACATTCAGAAAGGCAAAGGTATTGCTTGATGATATGATTGCACACATCACGCATCAAGACCAAGTAGGAAGTTTTCCTTTGTATGGTAAGGATGGTGATAGCTCAATGCCTGATACCGACATAGCTAGTAAGATGAACGGAATAATATTCTACTAATGAAGGAAGAAGAAAACGTATTTAGAGAGAATAAAGAGTGTGCTGATGGATA